CGATCGGTCCACCATGACTGCCCTGATCACCGAGCCTCGAGACTGCCGGCATCTAATTGTGCGTTCTCTGAACGGACTGCCCGACCCACGCATCGACCTGCGCCTCGGCTTCCGCTTCGGTCGGGAAGGCGTAGATGGGGAGTCGCGCATGGATGATGGAACGACCCGTCCGCATATCGACCTCGATCACATAACCGCGGTAATCGCGGATAGTGACGCGACGCTTCAGGTTGTCCTTGTTGGGGTACATCAGTTCTCGGTGATGAGAGGTGCGGTCAGGGCTATGTTCGCATCGCTGTGGATAGTGATCTGCCCCGTCGCGTTGATCGACAGGGCGCCTTGGGTCTGAAAGTTGATACCAGTCGACGTGATCTCGATCACGGTGTGCCCATCGTCGCTGCGCAACTGCACGCTGGCCGTGCTCGGTGTGGGTGACAGCACGCGCGGGACCGAGCGCGGACCGACCATCACGAAGCCATCGCTCGCGTTGTGCATCCTGAGTTCCGCTTGCCTCTGCACGCCCCCATGCGACCACCAGTTGTCTACGCAGCGCATGGCGAAGAACACCTTGCACTCGTCGCCCTTGGTGATCGGGAAGGTCAACGAGTAACCCCCACCGTTCGGGAACAGCACCGGGCAGTAGATCAGCAGCGCCAGCGTTTCCCACTTATAGTCGCCCTGCATCGTGCGCCGACGGAACTGCAACGCGGGTTGCACGGTCGCTGTCATGTTGGCTGGATTGTATGCCTCGATGATACCGGGCATGCTCGTCCAGATCTCCGACTGCATACCGCGCATGGCGAGACGCATCATCTCGGTGTCGTCGCGAAATCTTTCTCGCCTATCCAAAGAGCTTCACCTTGCCCGTGCTCGGGTCCAGATTGAGCGCCGTGATGTTGCTGTACCAGTCGTTGCCGCGCGTGTCTCCAACGTGCTCGATGACGACGACACGATACAAACCATCATCGGCTAGAGAAGCCAGGTTGATCGGTTGTCCAGCGAACTGATCGAACGGGATCGGGTTGTTAGGGTCGGCGAACTCGGTGACGGTGATGGCCTGTGCCGCGTTGCGACGACCGCCCAGCGCACCATTGTTGATGAGCACTCTCCCTGCCACTTGCAGCTTGGGGTTGAGGAGGCACTTGATCATGATGCCGTTGTCGGTCTGCTCGGGCTGCCCGATCAGTCCCGTGTTGACGTTCAGCTCGACCGCTTCACCTGGCAAGTACCCCTGGAGATCGTAGAACACCAGCTTGCCGTTCTGGATCGACCACTGCGTCAACGTGCTGTCACCAAGTTCACCGAGCATGACCCGTTGCTGCCCGACCGATGTCTTACCTCGCGTCAGCAGCACACCCGCGGTACCCGCGGCGGTCTGCAACGCCTGGTCCATCTGATTGGGTCCCGCGTCGATACCGAACTGCTTGGCCGCGCGTTGCGCTTGTGCCGCGAGCACGTGATGATCTACGGGTGGCCCCTGCGTCTCGTTGACCCATGAATACGAGTTGAGAGTGTCACCGTCAGCCGCGTAGATGTCCAGGTATCGCTCGGTCGCGTTCTCGCGCCCCCGCTTCCATTGCTTGATGGTGCCATTGAAGATCTGCGCATAGTTGCCATGCTGGTAACCCGCCTCCAATCGCACATGGGAGTATTCCTGCCGGACGCGCTTCATAGTGCTGTCGCTCAAGTTGTAGACCCGCACCCACATGTTGTTCAGCGTCTGACCATCGGTAGCCGTGACGCGGAACGTCATGTGGAAGTCGGCCAGCTCTTCCCCCATAGCCTCGTTGTTCACCAGCAACGAGATCTTGCGGATCCACTGGTTGGGAACGGCCGAGATTGCTGCGGGAACGGGCATCAGGGTAGCACCGCGTAGACGAACCCGACCACTCCGAGGTCACCATAAGCTGGGGTGTGATCGACCAGGGGTTCGGTCGGCAACTGGTCGTTGTCAACGTCTCCGACACTCTGCACGACGAGCTGGAACCCGAACCCCAAGTCGGGGTAGGGTCCGAGCAGATCAGTGCCCGTAACCATCATGATGCTCGACAACAAGGGGTTACCATCGGTGTCGCTGATCCACAGCATCCAGCAGTTGGACACGGAGTTGAACCGCGTGTAGAAGCCGTACTCGATGCCGTTCACAGTGACGGTGAACGACTCCGGCACGCCCGAGAACGGGATGAGGAAGGGAGTGGGCATTTACTACTCCTGCACACCCGTATGGTGGAAGTAGGGTGCGTCACCCAATGCCTTGGTACCGTTCTGCACGGCCGCTTGAGTGTTCTGCGGTTGCGTCTGCACGGTCGGATCGTTGCTGATCGACACCGTGGTAGTCGTGGCGAAGATCACTTGCCGGCAGACCGCCGTGAGCATTAGCGCGGTCTGCGACTTGACATCGGTCGTCACGGTCAACTGACGCAGCAGCATGTTGTGGTAGACCCGCTTGCCCGTGAGGATGTCTATGAGCTGGAAGCGGCTCTGCAAGTCCAGCAGCTTGTAATAAACGGTCTGCACGTATTGAAAGTCGCCCTGCGACTCCGGGTCGTCGTCAGACCAACCACAACGGATCATCACTTCGGCGGGTCGCTTGTAAGCGTGATCGCTGATCTCGCTGCCCTGCTCGACGGGGTGCTCGGTGATGATCAGCTCGTCGCTATGGATCTCTTCCACGGTGACGTTGGCGATCAGGTCGCCAATCTTGCGCGTAGTCCAGATACTAGCGGGTGACGGACCGACCTGCGCCAAGTTGCCCGACGAGACTGCCTGGTTGTAGCTCGGCGCCGTGAACCCACCACCACCACCATACTTGACGACCATCACTGCACCATGGGATTTAGATGACGTATCACGTCACCGTTCACGCGTCCCTGCTCATTGGCGACGGCGCGCGCGGTCTGGTTGGCATCGGCCGTCCCCTGCACGTTGATCGTCGTCTGCTGCTGGAACGACACTCCACCCCCAACACCCGCGCTATTGGCGCCGAGATTGACGTTGTTGGCAGCGGCCATCGCATTGGGCAGGAACAGCAATCGACGCTGTATCTCTGCGTTGAGATTTTCGGGTCGCTCGACCCCACCCGTCCACAACGCCGCTGCTTGCTCGCCCGAGGTCGAAGCAAGGATTTGTTGCCAAGCCGCGGCGGACTGCGGGTCTGCTCCCTGGAGTTCACTTTTAGCAAACTGTTGCTGGAACGCGACGTTGCTGGGGTCGACACCAAAACGCTTGGCCAACGCAAGTAACCTCGCCTTGCGTTCGTATAACCACTGCATCGTACCATAGGCACCGATCGCGTTCAGAGCATTGGGGTCGAGGTTGACGCTGCTCTCCCCTTGCATGCTCGCCACGATGCCCGCCGCTTGGAACGGCTTGGCACCCATGTCCTCGAAGAACTTCAACCAGGACTGCACGCGCTGCGCACCCGAAGCCGTCGGGGCTCCACCAGCCATGGCCGGTGTCCAGTCGAAGCGGCCGCCACCCGGGCGAATGTTGCTAGAAGGACCGAGACCCATAGCAGGAGCGGGCGCACCGGGATCGGCTGCCTTCTTAAGTGGGTTGAGTGCGTCAGGTAAGAAGCTGAACAGGCCTTCCACCTGGTGCTTGAACCACAACACCAAGTCGTCCCAGCCGCTTTCGATGCCCTTCTTGATCCCAGAGACTATGTTCTCACCCCACTTCAACGCCGTATCGTACCAGCTCGCCGCGTAGTCGAGCAGCTTCTTCCACTCCGCCTTGAACCATGGGTAGACAGTCGCCCACAGCTCCTTGACCTGCTTGACCACCCAATCCCAGTGCTGGTAGAGTTCGTAGATGGCGATACCCACCGCGGCGATGGCGAGCACGACGAGCGTGACGGGCGAGAAGACGGCTGCCCACATAGCCGAAGCCGCCGCCCCGACCATGGCAAACAGCCCCTCACCCCCGATGAACGCGACCAGAGCAGCGCGAATGCCGGCCATCGCTATCTTCCAGCCACCGAACGTGATGACGAGAGCGGCTATGGAGGTCGACCAGCCATCGGTCTGCGTGTTCAGCTTGGCAAATAGCTCTACGAGATGGTCTATGCAGAGGACCACGGTGGTCAACGGACCGATGAACTTGTCACCGATCTGCTCTTCGAGGACACCCGTGTCATGCCCCAATCTACGGAACGCATCACCCAACTTGTCGGAAGCCGCAGCGGTCTTGTCGGCATTGACGCCCGCCTCCTGCTCGACCCTCTTCGCCTCCGCTCGCTTCTGCAGGAACTTGTTCCACGCCTCGGGGGACATCAGCTTGGTGATCATGTCCGGGTCGATACCGGCCATCTCCGCCATCTGCGTGCGACGAGCCGCGAAGGGCTCCTTGCGGATGCGCGCTATCAAGTCGACCAAGATGTCGGCGTTGTCGCGTGCGCGGCCCATGGCATCGCGGGTCGCGACACCCCAGCGGTTCAACTGCCCTTCCATGCCGACGACATCGCGCAGTCTCCGCATCAAGCCGATGACGGAGTTCTGCGCTTCGTCGCTGCTGATGCCGACATTCGACAGCGCGTAACCAAGCTGCTCGATGTTGCTAGCAGAGGCACCCGTGAACTTGGTGGCGAAGTAGAGCGACTGGAAGCGCTCGGCGATCTTCTTCGTCATCTCGACGACGGTGCCCGCGGTCGCTACAGCAGCCGCACCGATCTCGGCCACGCCCTTGCTGACGCGCAGCGTCTCGCCCAAGAACTTCCGCATCCCGTGCTCGTCGATGCGGAACCCCAGCTCGACCAGGAACTCTCGCAGGACTGACGCTTCAGCCACGTTGCTTGACCTTCATCGCTTCATAAAGGCGCGCTTGGTTCTCTTCGGTCACGTCGAGGATGTCGTTCATGTCGGCGACGTCCGCAAGATTGAGCGTGCCGTCGGTAAGGTCCGTGTACTTGCACAAGCCCGCGATCATTGGACGGAAGAGCCAGTCTTCTCCTGAGGAAAGGGAAACAAGTTCGACTGGGTAGCTGGTGCTGGTGCGGCGGACAATGACTTGCCGACGGCGGTCAAAAAACCCCCGAGGTTCGCGTTGATCACTCTCCCTACAATCTGGATCTGCAGCATGAGGTCGTAACGGATATCGTCGTGCATGATGCCCCCGTTACGCACCATGATCGGTCCCCAAGCGCCTTGCGCGTTCTTGCGCTGGCAGTGCAGCAACGACTGGTCGAACACATAGTCGCCGTCTTCGTCGGGTAGATCCCGGATCACCCGACCGATAGCCAAGTAGCTGTTGTCGGCGACCGACTGCGACAGAGCCAGGAACACGGGAGCCAAGCGCTTGGCGACGTGCAACTGCTCGCGAGCATCCATCGGGGGACTGGTGATGTACCACTGCCCGTCTATCTCGAACTCGACCGCTTCGGGCTTGCTCATCACAGCACTCCGAGCGCGCCGCCGCCAGCGATGCCAAGGTTGGCGATACCCGAACCGATCGCGATGCCCGAGATGCCACCGTTGCCCAGAATGCGGGTGATGCGACCGCACTGGAACTCCCACTCCATGATGCCCCCCGCACGGGCATAGGTCGTATTGGGGAACTTGCTGAAGCCGACCCCCGCCAGCACCCACTGATCGAGCAGCGTGAGGCTGCTGACGGTGATGACGTTCTGACCGAACGTCCCCGGGTTGAAGTCGTCGAGCCCGTACAGGGACGACAGCAGAGCGTTGGTCGGACTGGTCTTCAGCAGTCGGATGATGCAACGCCCCGACTGGTCGGCATGCTTGGAGTGCATGAAGTTACCATCGGCGCCGATGAGCATGGTGGTCTTCTCGGTGGGCTCGATGGTGATGCCCTCCTCGGCGACTCCAGCACCCTGACCGATGGGGAACGACCCATTCGGTCCCATGATGGTCGCCATGACCTCGCTGAAACTGTACGTCTGCATTGGTCACCTCCTAGTCAACGATTGACAGTGATCGCCACGTCCACAGTGTGAATGGCACCGGCAAGCTTGGCGGCGACTTGGATCGGTGGCGACTTGCGCTGCTCGCGGTCGCTCTGCGCCTGCGTCGCGACAGGCGGGGCGTAGGTGTAGTAGCCGCTCGTCAGCGTGTCACCCTGCTTCAACTGACCGAACCCGCCCGAGTTCCAGACACCCGGTGCTATCAGTCCGTTGGTGACGCCCTGCTCGAGGCTGGCGTTGATAGTGGCGACGATCTGATGCACGCCTGGATCCGTCTGCGGGATCTTCGTCGGGCTGGTGTACAGCAAGTTGAACACGTTGGTCTGGATGTAGCCCGCGAGCCAGTCGCTGCCATGGATCTCGTCGAAGTAAGCGGGTCCCGACATGACACCATCTTGCACGATGGCCGTCTGGTTGTTGTACCAGACGAAGACGTTGCAGCGCTTGGCCTCCAGCGCCTCGGCTTGCTGCTCGCTCAGATACTCGGGGACGACGCTCGGCTCCTGCTTGTACATCATGGTGATCGTCGTCGAGCTGCCCAAGAAGTCGACGGTGAACGCGCGCCCGAAGAAGGACGCTACCGCGTTCATGTTCTCGCTGTACTGCAGGAAGGTCCGCATGTAGCCCCCAGCTACGAGAAGGCTCGCGAGGTCGTTGGTAATGGCGGCATTGAGCGAGTTGATGTCGGTCGTCGTGGCTCCGAACACGTGGGAGTTCGGCGAGCCCTCGATGTACTTCGCCACGTTCAGGACGTCACCGACACTCATGGTGTTAACATCGACGAACATAGCACCATACCACTGCGTGCCGAACATCTGATCGAAGACGGTGATGCACTGGAGCGGTGTCTCGGCATTGATGCCCGGCACCAGACGCCCTCCATAGGTGCCTTGGTGCAAGCGCAACTGGGTCGAGATGTCGGTGCCCGATGCGGGCGTCGTGGCGTAGCCGACCGACGACTGCAGGGTGCCTCCCGTCAGGGTCGCTTGCGTGGCGATGTTCGTCGTGTTGTCGCTCATGGCGATGGAGTTGCCTGACGTACCGTAGACGATGGCCGTCACCTGGATGGACGGCAGACCCAAGTGCATGACCGACGCGTAGGTCAGTTGCGTCAGGTTGGGGTCGAGCGTCGCTGCTTGGAGAAACGCGACCGTGTTGTTGATCGTGTCGCTGCTCGTCGGTCCCACCAGCACCTGGTTGGCACCTGGAGCGATGTCGGTGTACGTGATCGTCGTGCCGTTGATGGTGAGCTGGTCGGCTACCGAGCCGCCCGCCAGCGTCGCACTGCTGACCGTGATGTTGGCGCTGCTCTTGGCAATCGCGACCGCGTTGCCCGCCAGTCCAGGTGTGCGATAAGTGACCGTCGTGACGTTGGTCACGGTACCATAAGTGCACGTGGCCAGGTTCGGATCGGCACTCGCTTGCAAGAAGTTCTGCAAGTTGGCGGCCGTCGCCATGTTGTCAGCACCGATCCTGACTTGCAGGGCGACCGGGCTCGTGGTGACGAAGGTGACAGTCGTACCCGCAATCGACACTGTGTCGTTGACGGCCGGGTTGCCGGTCAGCGTGATCGTACCCGAAGCCCGATGTCCAGGAGATGCATTGTTCGAGTAGCTGATGAACCCCGTCGCTTGCGTGCCCGCTCCCGTGCTGTTGCTCGTGATCACGAACTCCTTGCCGTCCCAGGCACACGTTCCCATCGTCATATGCGAGGTGATGACTTGGGCCACACCGTTCAGGTTCAACTGCCCCGAGAAGTCGCACCCCGCGATGTGCCTCACCACACCGTCGATCGTGATGTCGAAGGCGCCCGCGGTGATCGTCGTCCAGTTGTTCATCGTCTGCGCGGTCGCGGGCAGGATGCCCCCGATGTTCTTGCCGTTGGTGGCCGCCTTCGCCCAGCGCCCGATGAACAGCTCTTGGGGCTGGGGCACTTGCGAGAAGAACAACTGGGAGGCGAGATATTCGGGTGCCGTCGTGCCGAAGTCGGCAGCGACCTGGTCGAGCCCGGTATAGGGCACCATGCGCGTGCCGACATCGATCACGTTGCTGCTGCCGAGCATCAACAGCGTGTCGAAGCTTCGGGTCTGCGCCGCAAGGGGCGACAGAGACACCGAAACTGAAATCAGCCGAGATACGGCGAGTCCAGGATTGATGGTCATCTTCTACTTCTCCTCTACGATGGTGACCTGCGCGCCTTGGGTGGACACTGTAGTCGGAGCGCTGAGCAGATTGAGCACGTCGTACTTGCGCTGGATCTGCCGGCGCACGATGAATGGCTGGTCCACCC